TGTAAAATAAAGTTTTTTTGCGAGCGTTGTATTTCTTCGAGAGTAGATGTGTTAATATCATACTCGAGCTTAATTGTATTATATTCGCTTCTAAGTTGCGATATCATTTCGCTGAAGACTTCCATGCCAAAAATATCTTCGATAAATTTTCGCTTTTCGATTTTATTTTTTGCCATAAAAGGAATTGTGTTATTTACGGTCATAATAACACAATTTTTAAATATAGCGGGTGAAGCATTTAGAAGTTCGAGTATATATTTTGTTGTGTTGGCTATACTGTCTCGAGTCTTATCAACACCGTTTTCGTATACAAAAGCTTTTGTAGGTGTTAAAGTACGAATAATTTTATATTCGATTTTTTTACCAGAGGAAATAATTTCGAACTCTAATTCGATATGTGTTTTTCCACTAGTAAGATTATTTGGTATTAGATCTTTTTTTATCTCTCGTAATGTCTCACCAAATATTGAAAAGTAAAGAGCATCGGCAATTGTAGATTTACCTATTGCATTTCGTCTTTCTGGCTTATCTTTATTTTCACCGGTTATAATATGTAGCCCTTTATTAAAGCTGACTGTAATAGGCTCCTCTCCTACAGAAAGGAAGTTTTTTATTATGATGGTTTTAAAGTTTATTCGCTTCATAGTATACACTTACGGTATAGTTCTGTCGTATAATCGATTATATCTTTTTTATTTTCAACATCAAGAAGATTTACAAATTCGTATATAGCTTGCTCAATATCAATCCCTGAAAAATCTTTTTTATCTTCTACTTCACCAATTAAGCGATTAAAGTTAATATCATAATCTACGGTCAGCTCTGCCGGTGAGAGTAAGTTTAACTTACTTAACAATAGATCAACATCTTCTTGGGCGATGTTTTTATCTATTTTTAGTTTTACAATATTATTATGAAAGGTGCGTTTAATAGTTTGTGTGAATTCTTTCGCTTCAATTAGCTCACTAAGTGATATTTTTTTATATTCTGGCGAAATAGAATTTTTAATAAAGGAACATTCAAGAGTATTAAGGTCAAAAATATGATAACCCTTTTCATTATCAACGTCTCCATAGTCCATTTGAAATGGATTACCTACATACATAATTGTACCACTTCCATACTGTTTACTATGTCTAATATGAAAGTGTCCTGATATAACTAAAGGGCTTTTTGTTAAGAGATCCTTTACCTGTATGCCTTTTTCACAAATTTTGTATGCGTTCATTGAAAAGGACTCTATTTCAAAATGACCGAAAATAGCATCACATTTAGGAATTTCGTCAATATTTACGCCCCATGGACATAGAGTTAGAGTCTTGTTAGTATGTGTTATTGTTATCGGCTCTACATCAACAATAGTCACATTTTTTCGATTTTTAAAAATAGACAATGAATTAACATCTGTTCTGTTTTTAAAAAACATATCATGATTACCAGCAATAATTATCAAATTAAAATCACTTAATATATTTAAAATATCTGCTGATACTTGTAATGTATAAACAGATATTTCGCTACGGTTATGATACCAATCACCGCAGAAAATAATATCCGTTATTTTCTGTTCATTAAGCTGGTCACGTAGCCACTTCGCCCACTCTATAGCTGTTGAATACCAAAAAGTACTATTAGTATGTACACCGAGATGTAGGTCGGAGATTACAGCAATTTTGGTGTTATTAAATTTAATCGTCTCCGTATTCATCGTTATCTCCAACAGGCTTAACATATATATTACTATTGCTAAACTCCGGATTGGTCATGATATCCTCATACATTTTTTCTTTATAATTTTTAACCGCTTCATGATGTCTTTTTTCTTTTTTAATGCGGTTAATAAAAGCGTGGAATGCAATGGTTGTAAAATATGAAAAAGGATTTGAGTTATTATCAAAATTGTATTTTTTGTACTTAAGAGCTGCATACATTTTAATAAGAGCGTCTCCTATCATATCATCCTTATACGTGTAATTAATAAAGGAAGGATTATAGCTAAGACCGTATGCAATCTTTTTAATATTTTCTGCAAGATCATCTGTCATTACATCTGTTGTATAATAGACCTGTAGTGAGTCTTTAAACTCTTTAGGGTTAATATAGTAGTGCTCTTTTCCTTTATCTTCTTTTGACATTTTTTAAATTATATGTTAACAGCTAAACAATTCAAGGCTGTAGAATGGTTTTTATACTAAAGTTAATTTTTTCCTTTGTATATATTGTTTGTCTTTTTATACTATGGCTTATACCATATTGAAGCTTATCAGCTAGATCAATTATAATTAGTTTATTTTTAGTATTGTGTTTACGTAACCCTCTACCAATAGATTGCACGGTTCGTATAAAGGATTTGCCTCCGGCTGCAAAAACAATGTTATGGAGATTCTTAATGTTTACGCCTGTAGAAAAGATAGCACTTATCGCTATACAGATTACATTGCTTGATTCTTCCATTATTTTTTTAATTTTTTCTCTTTCTATAACATCTATCTCACCTCTAATAAAATAAACCTGTTTTTGAGGGGTATTTGCTAGATTAGCTAGTATTCTCTCCCCGTGTTCAATATGATTGACGAGAATAAGTGTATTATTATTAAGTTTATTACATATACTTTTTATGAGATCGTTTCTAAATATACTGTTGTAAATAAATTGTAGCTCATTTCTATAAGCGTTATCGCTTATTTTTGGTGGTGTATCTTTATACTGTATATCAATAATTTTAATTTCTACGTTTGAAAGAAAGTCTTCTTTACGGAGATCAAAACTTGTTTTTTCATATATGATTGGACCGAACTTACCTATTACCGACCATTTATCAATTTGATCTTCAGGTAGTGTACCTGTAAAGCCGTATCTATTTTGCGTTTTTATTTTAGATACTATTTTACTAATTTTATTATCAGGTTTTATTTTATGGCACTCGTCTACAATCAATAAATCTATATATTGTACCCATGGGTTTTGCTGAAATTGACTTTGTAATATGCCTATATTACATATAACAATATTTGAAGTTAAATCAGGTTTATGTGACCCAGTCCATTTTGTTGCTTTAAATGTAATCCCGCTATCTATAAATTCATTATATGTCTGCTCAACAAGGCCTAGATCTGGTACTATTACCAGACACTTAAATAGTTCCTTTCTGTTATGTTGTTGAAAGAAGTTTTCTATTAATGCAGCTGTAGTAAATGTCTTACCAGCACCTGTACCGAGCACGCAAGTACCTCTACCTGCTTTTAAAGCTCTGGTAAGTACTTCGGTTTGATAATCTCTAAGATCAAATTTAAAACTCGTATAGAGCGTCTCAGTGTTACGCCCTGTATCTAGAGCTAGTTTTAGCTTTTCAGTAATGTTAATATTACATATGATTTGGTTGTCAATGAGGTACTTGCGGATTAGATAGTATATACCTAAATCACATGAGCCAGTCGGAGAAATAATATATTTACGTCGTGGTATAAATTGATTAAATCTTCTTGCAAAGCGTGCAGCTGTATTTTCGATGCTGAAATGTTCTCGGATACGACTAAACTCTTCTATACAGCTTACAGTAAACAATAGTTTACGTGTAGAAGTATTATAGTCAAAAAGAACTTCCATTATAACTGCTCCATTTGATTGATTTGTATAATGTTTTTTATTTCCCAGTGCATGGAGCTAAATATTTTTTCAACTTTTTCAAGATACTCGATAATAAAATCAAGCTCTTTGAGCTTTTCGTTAATAACTTCCACGTCTGCGGTGTTCTCGGCGGCAGCTTCTGCTGTCTGCGCTGTTATTTTAACAGGACTTTCACTAATAATACGCGTTACTAGTTCCTTTTTATGTTGTCTTTTTTTAGCGAGAAGTTTGTTTTTATTTACTTTAGCATCCATTAACCTCGCTACCCAAAAATGTTTACGAGATGGTAATTTCATTTGCGAGTCTTTGATATTAAAGTCATCAATTACAAGGTCTTTATTGACTTCGTCTATGTATCTTTTAAGAGTCTCCACAGGTTTATTATAAATATAAATGTAATGGAATCAAGAGGTAAATTCGAGCGTCGGTTTTTAAAAGTTTTACAAGAAGACTCTACTGTCGCATCTACCGTTGGTGGATCTGAGGGTGGATACGATCCACATGCAGGTAATATTAATTCAAAGGATTCTATTGCTACAAAAGATACGCGTATACCGACACCGCCAGCTGTTATACAAACACGTAAAGGTGCTATAAAACGTAAAAATAAATCTAAAAAACTGCGCAAAAAATGAATTACGGTCACTGGATACCGAATATTATTTTAGAAGATGCTTGTGAAGTACCTTTTGGGTTTATTTATGAAATAACTAACCTGACTAATAACCGTAAATATATTGGCAAAAAGCAGTGTTTAAGTGTTAAAAAGCGCGCGCCGCTAAAAGGAAAGACAAAAAAGCGACATCAAATTGTCGAAACAGACTGGAGAACGTATACGTCTTCTTCGAACGAACTTAACAACGATATATCTAATTTAGGTATAGCAAATTTTCATTTTAAAATTATAATGTGGTGTAGTTCAAAATGGGAACTTAGTTATAATGAAGCTAAGCTGCAATTTGAACAAGAAGTATTATTAAGCGATGAATATTATAACGGAATCATTAACCTCCGAATTGGTAAGAGACCAAAAAGAAGTTTATAGTTGTAATATACGTGGCATAAATCTTGTTAATTTAGATAAATTCTATCAGGATGCATTTTATATTACTAATCATACAGCTTACGAATATAATATAGAATTTAATTTTAAAAATAAAGATATAAAAAAAATATTTTACAATGCCTTTATCTTTACGTTATGTGAGTTTTTAAAAGAAAATAAGCAAAAAAACGTCTTTTATTTTAAAGAAAATAACAATAAACACTATACATTTATTGTTAATAAATGTAAGGTGCTTTTACCTATATATATTTTTACAAATAGTAAGTCTTATACCGAAATTATTAGTTTTATCAATAAAGGCGATGCGGATATATGTTCAAAAATAGAGATAATTATATCAGATATGTCGCGTTTTAATTTTTTCGATTTTACATTTAAACGTCTAAACAGTTTTTTAAATAAAAACGAACTTTTGTTTCTTAAGAACGCTTATTTTACACAGCATCAAATAAAACTCGCCCTCTTGACATAAATAATAGCATGAGTAAGTTTCTCAAAATAGTAGAGGAAAATAGACCGCTCACCTCTCAAGAGCTAGATAAGGTTACCCCTATTAAACGCATTTTTCAAAGAGCGTTGTTATCTGATGAAAATAGATCTATGCTTGAAGAGCTTGGATTAACAAAAGTCGAAGTAACGGAAAATAGTAATAATATTACGTTAAGATTTAGAGATGGTTTTGTAATTACTTATGCAGCTGAAGCGATGAAAGAAGAAGAAACAGAAGATGCTATTCTTCGTGCAGGTGAGACAGTTGCTGCAGAGGATCCAGAAGGTAAAAAGCCAACGACGCAGGCGGTTAGGCAATATCGAAAAGAATTACAAGCGACAGAACCTCTCTTACCACCAGCAATTAGAAATATGAGCAAAATTCTAGCTACTGCACGACAAGGTATAAAATTATGAAAACACTTAAACTTATCGATAAATATATTAAACTGCTTGAACAAGACGCGCAAGCTATGCCACAGCAGCTCGATCAAGCGACGCAACCCGATGCTACTGATGTTGCGACACAGCCTGAAGAGCCAGAAGTACAACCTCTATCATCAACAGCCGAAAAGAGGCTTGTTATGCTTCTTGTTCAAGCATTTCAACATGCTCCGACTCCGCAAGAGTTAGAAATGGTTGATGCGATTGATTTAGAATTTAGAGGAACAAATCCTAAAGAGGTTGCTGCACAAATTGAAAACCTTCTTGCAAATACATCTACTGCTGATCGGAGGATGCTTGATAGGATTGATAAAGAGTGAGTTGTAATAAAAATACGACTTTTTTATAAATAATATTATGTTTAAAAAAGAAGATCAGCAATCTCTCGCTAAAGCTTATAATTTAATTAGAGAAATGAATCTTGGACCAGCTGGTGCAGGTCTACAGCCTGTTGGTAAGCCGGTTATTATAACAATGGATCTCCCAGGAGCTCGTCCTGAGTTCGAAAAAGAAGAAGCTAGTGAGCATGAAGAAGAGCATGATTGTAGTGAAATAGAAATGGCTGCAGCAGATCTTTTTAAAATTGCAGAGTATGCGCCAAAACTACAAGCTATGGTAGCTCAAATGCCTGGATTAGAAGGATGGGTTGCGGCTAAAATTACAAAAGCAAGTGATTATATATCTTCCGTTTATCACTGGTTAGAATATCAACAGCATGAGGGTTCAAATAAAACTAATACAAACACCAGTAATAATATGTTTAATACTGGTTATGAAGATAGTGACGATTGCTGTAATTACTAATGAAAACCTTCAAGCAATTTTTTGAAAAAACAGTTATAGGTCTTATTGAATATATAGATCTACATGGTGTGGGTACCGTTGATGCAAAAATCGATTCTGGTAATGGTGCGTATAACGTATTACATGGAGAGGATATTATACGTCAGGGCAATAAGGTTACATTTACTACAATTAACGGCAAACGCATTATAAAGGATATTGAGGATACGATTGTTATTAATGTTGGTGCAGGTAATACAGAAGAAAGACCAGTTGTCAAATTTCGTATGAGATTTGCTAGGCGTGATTTTGATAATGTTCCTTTTAGTATAGGTAATAGATCATCAAACGAGTATAAAATTCTTGTAGGTAAAGACTTTATTAAGCAGCTTGATGCATTAATTGATATTGATTCAAAACATATTGCTGATAAGCAGCTTGAGGTACAGATTGGTACCAATTAGGAGGTGTACGCTTGGTCCATACAGCGAAATCTTTATCATACATTATATACGCTCTGTATTGAGCAATAGTATCAAGTTTATCAAAGTCTGTAATTTTACGACATTCACAATCGTGAGCTATAGCTACAGTAAAGGGTGTTAGCGATGTTTTTTGTATTGTGGTATTATGTAAATTATTGCTGCACCAGACAATAAACTCCTTTGTAAAGTGTTCGGCGGAGTTAGGCCATCTATACATACGTTCGTTAAACTGTTCAAGTGTATGCTTAACTAGCCACATAAAGTTTTCCTTAGACTCACGAGCCCAAATAGAGCATTGATGTTTAGCATAACCTTTACCTGATTTGCGCGGATTACCTGTTTTTGTTTTAGGCGTTGAAAGGTGATTTAATACTTCTTGAGGAAAAGCATGCGCTAACATAATAGCGCCTTCAATCTGCATTTTCGATCTTACGTGTTTATCACAAAGATCCCGTGCTGCTAACACAGGATCTTCATTAGTTACAAATATGTTCATACCGTATTTTACATACGTTCCTTATCTCGACATATCAATAAACTTATAAAACTCTGTGCGTGTCTTTTCATCTTCCATAAAATCACCGGTTAGTTTTGATGTAATCATATAGCAGCCTTCATGCTTCACACCGCGGTGACAAGCGCATGTATGTTGCGCTTTAATAACAACGGCGACTCCTCTATTTTTTTCACATACAGCGTTAATAGCTTCGGCAATTTGCCGCGTCATCGACTCTTGTATTTGAGGTCTTCTGGCGTAAAACTCAACAATGCGATTTAACTTACTCAAACCAATTACCTTACCATCTAGAGAAGGAATATACGCAACATGTGCGACACCAGTAAACGCAAGATGATGATGTGAGCAAAGTGATTTTACAGGAATATTGCATTGCGCAATAACACCATCATACCCATCAGTAGGAAAAGCTGTAACAGACGGTGGTTCATTATAGCAACCTGAAGCAATATCATTAACAAAAGCTTTTGCTACACGCATCGGTGTATTAGATGAATTGGGATCATTTCTCCAATCAAATCCTAGCGCGTCAAGATACTTCTCATATGCTTTTGCAGCACGTTTAATAATAGTTTGTTTTTCTTTTTCAGTACGCGGAGCATTACCGTTAGCATTAGGTAGTTTCTTTTCTTCTCCTATTTCATGATCATCAAAATCGTCCATAAAAAAATTATAATATGCTTAATTTTAAATTTCAACTATAAATATGTATATGCGTAAATTTTCACAGGCTGAATTATTAAATGAATTGTTTGCTGATAAAATAAAAGGACTTAGAGTTTTAGCAGGTAAAGCTGCTAAACAAACACTAAAAGGTGCTGTTAAAATGGTAACACCGACAGGTGCGGATATTTTACGTAATGTACGAACTGCGGTACAAAAAGGTGTGGAAGTTTTTACAAAAGAGCAAGCAAATGTTGTAGCGAGAAAGTATCTACAAGATAAGTACGAATCAACAGGCTCGATGTTTAATATTAAAGAATTAGGTCAAAGTAAAGGTAACCTACAAGGTAGACTAGTACCTCTTACTCAAAAAGAAAAAAAAGAAGAAGAAGCGCCGCAAGTTAGCTCCAATCCTGCACAAACAACAAATACCTCAACCTCAGCACCTCAACCACGTGTAGCTACTACACCACCGCAAGCTACAACAACGAATACAGCTGTAACAGAACAAGCAACACCAGCAGCAGCTACACCAACGCAACAAGGTAATAAACCTCAACAGCCTAATACACAGCAGCAGCAAGATAAAATACAAGCGCAAACCCAAGAAAAAGACTGGCCATTTCGCTTTGTTTTCTTTGAAGCAGATGTTTTAACAAAACTTAATCCAGATAGAAAAAGAAGAGATACAATACAGATACAAACAACACCTGATGAATTCCGTAAGATGAAATTTGGTGTTAAATTAATTAGAGCTACAAAAGATGGAGCAACAGAATGGACGGTGTTAAATTTAACTAATCCTGATGGAAGTAAGTTTGTTGGTATCAACGAGCCAGTTAAGGATAATATGACAGTTAAAGATAAACCTGTATCGTTTAAGAAAAGACCTGAAACCAAAAAACAAAATCCTTATCTAGCTGATAGACCGTCTGCAAAAACAGGTAGTAATTTTACCGCTACAGATACTTCAACATATGATTTGGCATCCCAACCTTCTGGTACAAAGGTAAAATGGCAAACATCAAAAGGTAACATTCGTGAAGGTGAAATTATTGAAAATGATCCAAAGAAAAACATTGATACTACGACACATGTTTCTGTTAAAGAGCCAAACGGTAAGGTTCATATTGTAAGAAAAGATAAGGTTATTAAAGAGAGTATTGCACACATAAATCTTATTGAAAGTACAAAATTGGAAAATATTTTTAAGTTTAGATAAAAATTTCCCGAATTCACTTGCAATTGTGATCTCGGAAGAATAAGTGGATTGTAGAGACCTGTACGGAAGAGTTTATTTTAACTCACAAAAATAAAAGTTGATATTTTCTGTTTATTACTTTATAATATTTTTATGAGTAATTATCAGAGTACAAAAATTATCGAACTTGGCTCTTGTGCATTTAGACAATGGAGAGCTATACATTCACACTGTAAATATCTCCACGGCTATCAACTTAAGGCTAAACTCTGGTTTGGTGCATCATCGCTAGACGAAAAGAACTGGTGTGTTGATTTTGGTAGCTTAAAAGAGCTTAAATCAAAACTACAGCATATTTTTGATCATACAACAACAGTCGCAGCAGATGATCCAGAGCTTGCTACCTTCGAAGAGCTTGATAGAAAAGGACTCATTCAGCTTAGAGTACTAGAAAAAGGCGTAGGGATTGAACGTGTAGCAGAAACAGTTTACAGCATTGCTGATAGCTTTATTAAAACACTTACAAACGATAGATGTTGGGTAGAAAAAGTTGAAGTATTTGAACATGAGGAGAATTCAGCTACTTTTACAAAAAAACAATGCTGCAAAAGTAGTGATCTTCATAAATCCGTAACTACGACTTTTAGTAATCAGCCTGAACCAGAAAGCATTACACCTACTATCACTAATACCAGTATATCAGAAAACCCTAACGCCGCACATGTTGGTCCAAATACCTCATCAGGTAAAGGTGATTGGTTTGCAGGTACCTCGTGGGGTAATTAATGTTTTGCTTCAAGCACATCAACAATAAATCGTAATATTTTACTTCTTACGATTTCCGATTCACCAAATTTAAATGCGTAGATTTCATTATCTACGCATTTTTCATTATTAAAGCGCTTAAATATTTCTTCGTACCCTGAAGCTTTACCAATATCTGATTGCTTTAAATCACCGCATACAATATACTTAGTGTTTTTTCCAAAACGTGTCAGTATTGTTACAAGCTCCCCTTTTGTTAAGTTTTGCGCCTCATCAACTATAACGACACTATCGTTAAAAGTAAGTCCGCGTACAAAGTTAACTGGTACTGCATGTATAATGTTGCTAGACTGTAATAACCCGCATGTACTATCATCGGTAACCTCTCTAACCTTTTCAATTAAAGGCATTGCATAAGGTAAAAATTTATCATCTACCTCACCTGGAAGTGCACCAATAGATCTTGACGCAGACTCAATAACAGATCTAATGTAGGTTATACCTTTTGTTTTTTGATCTTTTATTAATTCTAATCCAGCTAATACCGCAATATAAGATTTTGCACTACCTGCTGGGCCATCAACAAAGACCATATTAGTCTCTTCACGCTTTATGCATTCATAAAACGCTTTGTGGTTGGTATTGAAGTAGAAGGGCTTTTTAATTTTAAAATTAAAAAGCCAGTTTTTTTGGATAGAATCTTCGATATCTACTAATTCATCCAAACCTGCATTTTTACGCTTACGCGTAGGGGACTTGTGAGTCATGC